CATGTCTGCCGCAAGGTTATAAACCTCGTCGGCATCTCGGGTAATCAGTTTGCATACATTTGGGTTAGAAAGATCGGCAGCCGGAACAACTTCAGAGGTGCTTTCCTGCTCCCATTCCTTTAGCGGCTTCTTGTCCACGGCTACAACGTGGTTCATTGGGTTTGCCGCAAGGCGCGCAGTAAGCCAGCCGCCGATAAATCCGCCAGCCCCGGTCACAACAATTCTCTTCATGGGCGGCATTATACACAAGTGTGTATAAGTTATTTGACGGTCTAGCTTTAGTTAATCTAAAATCTCTATTGAGACCTTCATTACCCCTCGCCCAAGATCCACGCCAAGGCGCTCCCAGACCTCTGGTGCCAGGTCAATAAGTCGCGTGTCGTCTGGGTCTTTCTTTCTCCCTTGGCAACCGCAATAGTCAGCCACCCAAACCTTTGCGCTCTCGCCGCTTACAAGAGAGGTGATTCTGATTGCGTACGGCTTGCCCATGTACTTGTGTCCCATGATTTTTCTTAATTTTGGGCCAGCAGCACCATAAAGCTTTATGGCATCGCCCCACTTGTTTGGAAGTGTGTACCACGCGTTATTTTTTGTTGCGTCGTACCACGTTGCAAGACCAAGAATTGCTTTGCCGTCGTGTGACTCCGACGGCTCCTCGTCGTACCAACTGTCTCGCTGGTCAGGGGATAATGCATAAGTGACAGATGTCGGAAGCGCTGGAGCGGAGAAAATTATCGCCGCTGAAAAAAGCACCGTCCTGACAGCCATCACTAGTGACATCGAATCTTCATCTCCCTACGATCCATCTCCTTGTCGATCTCAGAGATTCCACGCATTGCATTGCGAAGATACTCCTCAACCGTCCTGTCGCTCTCTCCGTCAAGAAAAGCAACCCAACTAAAAGTAAGGCTTCTTGTCTTGTGCAGATTGCTAAGTTCTGCATTTCCCATCTGGCTAACTGGCTTCCTTTTTCGATGCTTCATTTTGCGTCTCCTTCATTTCGTATATCTTCTCCCAAATTTTTAATGCCATGTGTCTCGCCTCAGAGTATGCGCCAACTTCTGGGTTTGTTTTTATCTCAAGAACCTTGCACAGACCGCGAAGGAACTCGAGATGCCAGACTCCATGCACCGCGCCACCTTCTGCTTGATGGCTCCTGTGAAACTCGTTAACCCAATCGCTTGGCCAGCCAGAGTTAACGTAGAAATTCGGGTCAACAATTTCCCGCCAGTTGTCACCAACGGTCAGTTGAGCCTTCTTGCCCTGCAAAATAGCCAGGGCCGTTGACCTGTTCATATTCGCATTATACCAGAAAAATGGCGCCGTCGACAGGAATCGAACCTGCGACCAAAGGCTTAGAAGTCCCTTGCTCTATCCACTGAGCTACGACGGCGCGCAATGTTTTTCCTTACTTCTTTCCGCGAGCAACAAGCTCGTATGCTGCGCTGCCAACAAGGAAGTGACTCACCCCCAGCTCCTTGGCAATTCTGCCGATTGGCTTTCGCGTCTCAGCCGCTGCCCGAACAGCGTCAAGAAGCGTTACGTCCAACTTCTTGGACTTGAAAGTTTGGCGGTTTCTATTTGCGCCATACTTCTCAACCTCAGATCGGTTGTACATGATCCTTGGGCGACCACCCTTTGGGCCACGACCTGCGCTAACTTTTGCCCATCCGTAGCGCCTAGATGCCTGCACCGCTGCAGAGTAGCTGACTCCGAGAATCTCTGCCGCTTCGGCGATAGAGACCGTTTTTTCCTTTTCCATGACGTACTCCTTTTCTGCTTGGGGTCTTCCATGCCCATTGCCAAGTTAGTCGATATGTTAGCCCCTGTCAAATCCTCCTCATTGTGAAAAGCACTTAAAATCGGTCAACGGGGGAAAAAGGGTAGGGATAAAGGGGGTAAAAGGGTTATGACTTGTTCTTAAGAACCTGAGGTATGAAATACCGAAGGTTCTTAAGAACAAGGAATAACCGGGTACAGTATCCATATGGGTCCTGAGGTACGTAGTACCGAAGGAACCATATGGATAGCTGTACCCGAAAGTTCAAGGTTATTCTAAGAAATACTGTTACCAGGTATACTGGTATCCATAAGAACCATCTAGTACCTGAGATACTGGTTTTATTGTATACAGGAAACCTTCCATGTCAAGACCAAATCACAACTCTGAGCAAGAAAAAACACAAGAGGCAGATCCGGAAGATATTATACGAACATGCCCAAATTGCGGCGAAAGACTGATTGATAACAAGTGTAAGTTGGTTTGCAGGTGCGGTTATTACGCTTCCTGCTCCGACTACCTGTGATTCGTGTATACTTCCGCCCTGGCCGTTGATTTCGGCCCGAAAGGAGCAGCATGAAGTTCATTAGGGAAAACACAAAAGTTGACGCGTGGATGGTGCAAAAGGTTTTGCTTTCCAAGGCGCCAAGAGAAATTTCCGACATCACCAACGCATGCAAGGTGCTTGCGAAAGAATACGGCGTTACGCCAGAAACTCTTAGGTGCTATGCGTCGCTCGGCGTTCCGGCAAGATCAAAAATCAGAAAAATGATTATCAGAGATTTTTATGACATTGATTCACGGGACTCGCGCATCGCAAAAGAAATCAGAGACGCAGAAAGCAATCTATTGCAGTCGATAGAAAACATGGCAAAGACGTTTGAGATCGCGGCAGAGTCAATGCGCGCACTTCGCCTTGCCGTCCAAAGAAGAGAGGAAGTAAGCAATGATCATTGACGACCTTATTCCACTGGCCGCAAAAATCGAAGAACTTAAGCCGTGGGGAAAAAATCCAAGAAAGGGCAACGTTGACGCCGTAATGCGATCGCTTGCAAAGTTCGGCCAGCGAAAGCCGATTGTTGCAAACAGGTCAACGCGAGAGGTCATCGCCGGAAACCACACGTTTGAAGCCGCTAAGCGACTTGGCTGGAAGCAAATTGCCGTTGTCTGGGTGGATGACGATGAAAAAACCGCAACCGCGTTTGCGTTGGCGGACAACCGCACGCAAGACCTTGGCTACTACGACGAAGAAGCTTTGGAAGAGTTGATTGCGAGCCTTGACGAACAGGACCTCCTTATCGCAAGCGGCTATGCAGACGACATGGATATTCCAGAAAACGAAATGTTGCGCCCGTCAACCATTGCAATCCCTTCAGACCCAAATGCAATCACAACGCAGTACACGGACTCGGTTGACGGCACCATCGCCCAGAGGGTCGCGCCGCAGCTGGACCCAAATATGTCGATGATTGTAAAGATTGGTGGCATTGAGTTGAGGCTTGAGCGACAAGAGGCGGAGCCGTTGGTGAATGCCTACAGGAGGTATGTCGAAAAGAAAGGAACCGCTACCGGATTCTTCCTCTGGTTGATTGAGGGGAAAGACGTTCCGGAGTGAAAGGGGCCGCCCTGGTGGAAAAGGAGGAAACCACCAGAGCGGCCAAGGGGCACAAGCCCCAGCGGCGGGGCATGGAAGCCGCCGCACAAAAGACTCTACACCATCAGAATTTCTGAACAAGCTTTTTTGTTTTTGCATGTGATAACCTATTGAGATGGCAGCAAAAACAGCAGTAAAGAAGCAATCGGGACCGCCCCCAAGAGTTTTGCTTACGAGCAAGACTTGCTACGAGTGCGGTCGATCCCTTATGTCCAACGATATCTGGGCGTACCGAGAGATTACCTTTCACGGGTTTGCAAAAACCGATGTGAGGCGCTATACTTGCAAGCAACATGCTAAGAGGGCATAGGGTGGATAAAGAGCGTCTTCGTCTTTGCGATATTTGCAAGATGAGGAAGCTTGAGATTATTAGCCTTGGTATGGACAGGGGTAATGGGTTCCAAAACAGAAGCGTCTGCAAGGAATGCCTCCCAATGGTAATGAAACAAAAAAAGGAGATTTAAAATGGCGATCGTAGACTTCGCGCTACCAATCATTGTAGCGTTAGGATTTTCAACGCTTTGGCACACAAGCCTGATCATGTCAATTGTCAACAGAGAGTCAGATACAAATAGAAACGTTGCGCTTTTTGTGGCAATAACCATATTTGTTGCCAATGTGGCGGCAATTATGTGGATTGCCGCAGCATCAGGTATTGCCTAATGGGGGACAGGAAAACCTTCCAGGAGGTCTTTGCGGAGATATTTAATGAGTCCTGGAACGTTATGATTGACAGACAGGCCAAGTATGGAAATGCAAACATTCAACAGTTAGGCTTATATGGCGTTCTGAGCAGGGTCGCCAACGACAAGATGTCTCGAGTCATGAAAAGTTTGAATGGCACCATTGTCGACGGCAAGGTCCGCTTAGACGCAATTGACGATAAACATCGAGACGAGGCGTTTGAGGACGCTCTTTTTGATATTGCAAACTATGCCCTAATCGCAATTGCGGTAAAGCGGGGCTGCTGGGGCGGCCCACTTGAGGAGAAGACAAAATGGCAGATGCAAATGACCCAAAGTCAAGACATGAAATTATCCACCTTGGCAAGCACGGCCAAGAGTGGATTGCCGTCATTTGGGACAAGCGAGAAAAAAGGATTGCAGGCAGCGCAAACGGAAAAGACCTTGACAGGGTCATCGAAACTTGCCGCGAAGTCATAAGCAGCCTTCAATAATCTAGAAAATTCCCATATCGGATGTATGATCCAGATATGGAGCACGAAGAGATCCCTCTTGTTTGGGCAGAGACAAGCAGTCAGGAATCCAAGAGTTTTTATGAGGCCGCGTTTTTTGCAACGGTCCGCAGCGTAAAAAAGAAAAACGCTGAAGATCAAACCGACTTTGCAGTTCAACAAATCTATCAGTCGGTTGCCAATATCATTGGAATTTACGGCGTAGAAGAGGACAAAGAAAAAGTGACAATAAAGTACTTTTCCCCGTCTGATGGGTATGGTGTGTGGACGTTTGATATTAGGTTTTCAGTCAGGGGTGAAAGCAATCAGGTCCTTGCGGCGGCGATGACCCTTCCAGACGCAACGGACCGAGTGAACAAGGAGCTCAAGGCCTTTGTGAGGGGTATGGAAATTGAGCGCAGCTAGAAAATCCGTAAGAAGAATCACTAGGCTGATTGTTGCAGCCCTGACCGAAGAGTCTAAAGAGATCCCTGGAAAAGTTGACTCGGTAAGCAGGCTGGCATATCTGCTAGGCCTTGACAGGTCAATAAAAATCATTATGGAGGAAATAAAAAAGGAGGAGCATGAAACCGTCGGTAAAATTGATCTCAATGACGAAGCCCTGGAGCAGTGACCAGGATCTTGCTTTTGAGTCCCCCCTTGACCTGATTGAGTACGCCGGAAGAGTTGACTACGGCAGAAAATCCCTTGAAAAGATGGGCGACAGGGATATCATTAGGCGCTGGATAGAGTCCGGGCATCAGTCAATGATTGAAATGGTTGACGCAACCTTCGCAATTGAGTGCTCTAGGGTGGTTAGCCACGAGCTTGTCCGCCATCGACTTGCTTCATTCCAGCAAGAAAGTCAAAGGTACGTAAAGTACGATGAAGAGACCCCAGAAGCCCTCTTTTTCATGCCCCCCGAGGTTGAAGCTAATGAAGAACTTGCAGGGGTCTTTCGGGAGTCAACTGAGGCCTCCCTGGCCGCGTACAGGACCCTTCGGGCTGCGGGGGTGAAAAGTCAGTTTGCCCGGTATGTGCTTCCAAACGCAACCAGAACAAGGCTTATTATGAAATCAAATTTAAGGGAGTGGAGGCACATTCTCATGCTCAGGATGCACTCATCCGCTCAGCCAGAAGCCCAAGAAATAGGCAAAATGATTTGGACCCAATTGATGCCGCATTTCCCAGAGATTTTCGGTGATATTCCAGGCATATTGGAAGCAGGATCAAGGGCAAATCGTTGAGTTTCTCCGGCATTGACAAAACCTATGCGTTGCTTGTATCATCCTTGCGCCTACACTGGCGTATCATACAGGGAGGTATTGAAGCATGAATAAGAACAAAATGACTAGAAAAGACGCGGTGCTTGAGCTGCTTATGAAAAACATTAACGTATGGATTGACGGCCCAAGGATTGCCAGCCCTGAGGTTGGGGGGAGTGAGGGTCTTAAGCGCCTTCGAGAGCTCCGCGAAGAGGGCCACAAGATTGAGAACAGAAGGCACCCCAACAAGGATCGTGACGTCTGGCAGTACAGGCTTGTTGGGAACGAATTTAGGCTTCCCGGCATGTGGTCTTGCTCCAGGTGTGGAGAAAGAACAAATGAGATCCCAAAAGAGCAGTCAAGGTCAAGCCTTTCTGAGAAAATGGTTTTTTTTGGATGCCTTAAGTGCCGCAAGGAAACTATTTGGAGATACACTGAGTAACATGTATTCGCAGAACAATGAAGAAGAGATCATTATTGCCAAGTTTAGTGGCAGGACGGGGTCGTTTTTAGACGTTGGGGCTTACGACGGATTGAACCTCAGCAACACCAGAAGGCTGGCTGAGCTTGGATGGTCAGGTATCTTAGTTGACGGATCTTCCTTCTCTTTTTCAAGGCTTTTCGACCTCTATAGGGGCGACCCAAATATGACCCTTGTTAATGCGATGATTACTAGCGACAAAAACGCCACCGAAAGAGTACGCTTGATGTGGGAATCTCCAAATTCCGGAGTTTCAACAATGGAAACGGAAAACTACGAAAAGTGGAAAGACTATGTAAAAAGCATACCAAATGTAAGGGCTGAATTTTCTGAAATATATGTTCCTGTTATTACAATGAGGGAAGCCCTTGATCTCGCAAAATCAAAAAGGCCTGTTATCGAGTTTATCTCGATAGACGTTGAAGGCACATCCTCCGACCTTTCAGTGCAGGTAAACCCAGATGAGTTTATGACTGAAATGATGTGCATTGAGCATGACGGTAGAGTTCCTGAAATTGTTGCCCACTACGAGCCTTACGGATTTTCTGTTGCTTTACTGAATCAAGAAAATATCATTCTTGATCGTAATATTTAGCCTCTTTTTGCAGAGGTAAAGTAGAAGCCAGAGTTTCCAACGTCAGCAGCGTACACAAGGGCGTCAACAAGGTCATCGTGCTCGCTGTTTGGGAACGACATCATTTCGGACTCAAGCTGCCTGATCCCGGGGCCGCCCTTTAGGTGAAACACCTTTCCGGCCTCGTATCGTGCCGCAAGAGATCTCGATCTAAATACCTTGTCTCGTTCTGGGCGAACACCCCTGGCCGGAAGCCTGGTCTCAGTGACCATTTCTCTGACAAACGTTGACTGGTACTGAACTGCCTCAATGTTGATTTCGGTGATCCTTCTCGGCTCTTCGCCCCACACGTCTTTCTGCCCCTTAAGCCCAACATATCTGGCTGGCCAAAGAAGACGCGGACTGCTTGGGTCGTCGATAAGTGTCCCGTCCTTCTCGATGCCAGTTAGCCATTTTTGATGACCTTGCTGGATTCTGGTTCTATATGCGCCAAGAACGTAAAGATTGTGCTCCTCGTCCTCAAGAACCTCAACGGCGGCAGTGTAGTCAGATCGTTCCCGTTCCGATGCTGCGAGGTCGACCCCAACCCTTCTTGCCCCAGGAGGGATTTGATCAACATACTTGAAGTACTCATACCTAAAGATGTTTCCACCCATCGAAGTGACGTCGTTTTGATATTGCAAGTTAAAAATTGGGGTTCCTAGCTCTTCTCTTTTTTGCTCAAGGTCAGCAACGGTGTACATCTCTGGCCATAGCGGCCCTGATTCTTCAAGCGAACGTCGTAGATAGGTTGGAATCCCCTTGCTTTCAAGCTCGGCGTAAAAGTCGTCCTCATGCCACCTTGTTCCGATGTACCACCTTGTTGCACCCGGCACGAGCATTGGATCAATTACCTGCCAGTAGGTCTCACTTGCTTTAGTGCGTTGAGTTGGAGTCGCGTTTTCCCGGAGGCCCACGATGTCGTCCGCAATGAGCAGGTCGAGTCGCGGTCCGGGCTTGATAGATGTCAGGCCGTCAGCAAAACAGGTTGCATCTTTTCCGAGATTTACACCCTTGATATTCCAAACTTCGTCTGTCCACTTTCCGCCAGCAACTCCGCTTCTTGCCCAGGGAAAAATCTCCGCAAAAGCAGAAGACTCAATAATTGTTTTAATTGCCCTTGATCGAGCAAGGGCGTCAGAGAGCACTGAAGTGACTACGCCAATTCGAATCTTTCCCTCGGTTAGCCCAATCATTCTTGCGGTTCTGTGAATAAGCATTGTAGTCTTTGCGTGGCCTCGCGGCATCAAAACCAAAGCTCGCTCACGGGCGTTAAGGAACTGTTCCATTTCCCTTAGGTGGCGAGGGAAAATAAGGCCGCTTACATATTCCGCAAATGCCGCATCGGATTTAGTCGCTTGACCGCGAAGCCATTCCCGATACTGCTCATTACTCGGCGGGTTGGCTGCTTTCGACTTGCTTTGCTTGCGCTTCTTCGTTTCCGACATTGTTCTCCAAATCCTCTGCCCAAACCTTCAGTCTTGCCGAAAGTTCATTTGCTGTAAGGCTATCAATTTCATGAGGAGACCTTGAGATCTCAATAGCAGAGCCATCGGCTCCTGTGACCTCTTGTCTTACTGGAGCATAAGCTCCTGTCAGTTTAGCAACCTTGTCTAGTATTTCAATTTGTATCTTAAGGTATTGAACTTCCATGGCTGAGCCCCTTGCCTTTGAGGCCCCGATTGCTGCCTGCTGGCCGATCATTCTTGCCCTCTGGACGAGTTCCGCCCTGGTAAGTATCTGATCGGGCTGATCCTCGGCCCACTTCTTTCGGATGTTGCGAATGTGCTCGCGAACAGTGTGTACCGAAAGGTCGGTAGCGGTGGCTATTTGGGCAGTCGGGACGCCATTAAGAAGCAACTGCGTGATCTTCTCCCGCAGAGCGTCAATTTGGGCCTGTGGCTTTCTTCCTGGTTTTCCCATGGCGACATCATACAGTAAAGGCACAGCAAAACCAACGTATGTTGACTTTCTTACTATTTCTGCCACAATCCAAGCATGCCAGCCAACATCTATGACATTATTTTTGAGCAGGGAACCACATTTGTCCGGGTTGTGACATACACGGACGCAAACAACACGCCTATAAACATTAGCTCTTATACTGGGAGAATGAAGGTTCGAAAGTCAAAAAGCTCACCCGATGAGTATCTTTCCTTGACGACAGGCGGCGGCGGGCTTGTTTTGCAGGCAAACGGAGAAATAGAAATAACAATCCCTGCCGCAACGTCGGCAAGAATTCCATCTGGAAACTACAAATACGACCTTGAAATTGTTTCCACTTCAGGGGTGGCAATAAGGGTCATCGAGGGGGATTTTAAGGTTTCCGGGGAGGTGACTAGGTGAGCGAAGACTTTAATGTAATCATTACCGACACTAACGGCTCTGCCACTGTTTCGGAGTCGCAGACAACAGTTACGGCAACAACTGGAACATCCGTTGTTCAGCCATCAACATATGTTCACATTCAATCTTCCGCCTCTTCCACATGGACGATATCTCACAGCCTCGGCAGAAAGCCATCTGTAACAATTGTGGACAGTGGTGGGAACGTCCAGATAGGGGAAGTCTTGTATGACTCCGACAATCAGATTACCCTAGCCTTTGCCGCGGCTTTTAGCGGCTATGCCTACCTAAACTGAGGAGACGCCCGTGAAAGTCCTGACGAGTCTAACGCTTAGCAGCTTCCTAGACCTACAGAAGAATGAGCTTCGCAATGCAACCATTCAGGTTCTTGCCACCCCGCCGTCTTCGCCTGTCACGGGCCAGATCTACTACAACTCAGACTCCAATGACGGCCCAGTTGGCCTCATGGTCTACAACGGCACCGCGTGGGAGTCTGTTGGGTCTATTGACAGTCTTTCTGGAACCGCCCCAATCCAGGTATCCCTTGCAAATGGTGTTGCAACAATCAGCATCTTGGCGGCAGATGGCGCCGCTGCGGGCTCAATGTCGGCAGCGCACTACACGCTCGTCAACAATGCTACCGACGCCAACACTGCAAGCACGATTGTTAAGCGCGATGCATCAGGAAATTTCACTGCCGGGACTGTTAGCGCAACAAGCGTAAGCATTTCTGGTTCAGTTACCAACGCAACCGACGCAGCCACTAAGGCATATGTTGACAGCGTTGCCACAGGTCTTGATGTCAAGGCATCTGTTCGTGTTGCCACCACTGCAAACGTTGATCTTTCAACCGCGCTGGAAAACGGCGATGTAATTGACGGAGTAACGCTTGCCACTGGCAATCGAGTACTCGTTAAGAATCAGTCAACTGGCAGCCAGAACGGTATCTACGTTGTTCAGGCTTCAGGTGCAGCCGTCCGGTCGACCGACGCCGATGCTGACGCAGAAGTAACCCCAGGGCTCTTCACCTTCGTTGAGGAAGGAACAGCAAACGGAAACACGGGTTGGGTTCTTACAACTGACAGCCCAATTACGGTCGGCTCAACCGCACTGGCATTCTCGCAGTTCTCCGACTCCGCCGCGCTGACGGCTGGCTCAGGACTTACCCTTACAGGAAGTGACCTTTCGGTCAACGTTGATGACTCAACGATTGAAATTTCCTCCGACATCCTTCGTGTTAAGGATGCTGGGATCACCTCTGCGAAGCTCGCAACCAGCGCTGTTGATGTTTCAACTTCAACAGTAACTGGAACCCTTCCAGTAGCCAAGGGTGGTACTGGCGCCACAACTGCAGCAGACAACGCAGTATTCGCTGGTCCTGCAACTGGTGGGCCTTCTGCCCCTTCATTCCGATCACTTGTTGCTTCAGACATTCCAAACCACGGCACTGATAAGCTGACAAGCGGCACGCTTGGCGTTGCCCGTGGTGGTACTGGCGCCGCAACATTCACCGCTGGTATCGTTAAGTCAACTGGTGGCACAGATGCGCTGACGACCGCAAGCACAGTTTCACTCACCACAGAAGTTTCTGGCACGCTTCCAGTCGCAAACGGCGGTACTGGCGCAAGCACCCTGACATCTGGTGGCGTACTGCTCGGCAACGG